CTGCCGTCCATCCACCTATTACTACTGAACCAACCTGACCCGTGCCAGATACGCCAGTTACTACTACCGTGTCATCCGTTTTAATTACAACCGTGCCTATCGCACCTGTTGCAAAAACACCTGTTGGAATCTTGGTTGGTGTGGGTACAACCGATCCCACAGAAGCTGTTGCGCCAACCCCGGTTACATTCACTAGACCCGGATAATCTAGTATTACGTCCCCTATGGCTCCTGTACCTTGAACGCCCGTGGCATTAAAGGTAGAACTTATAGAGAATGTTACCGTTCCAACATCTCCAGTTGCACTTACTCCCGTGACAACTGTTATTACCTGCGGTGTTACCGGTTCTACAGATCCTGTTCCAGATACCCCGATAGCATGTACAACTGTTCCAATAACAAAAGCAACAGTTCCTACCGCGCCAATGCCCTCAACACCAATAGGCACGACAATATCATCAACCTGTACAGAGAAGTTGCCAATCTGACCAATACCCTGTACGCCTGTTGTGGTGAAAGAAACTAAGGGGGTAACCGTTCCAACCTGACCCGTTCCTTCAACCCCAACCGGGATAACAATGTCACCTGTTGATGTAGTTACATCTCCTACATTGCCCGTACCGGACACCCCGGTAATTGATGGGCTTACAACTAGAGTGACACTTCCTACACTGCCTGTTCCTGATACTCCTGTCGGGGTGACAATCTTGGCTTCAATGATGCCGCCCCAACCATTCTCACCCCATGTGCCGATACCCCATCCTGATGTATTGGTCGTAGGAATACCGCCCCAAGTGGCATCCCCCCACGCACCTTCACCCCAAGCCTTGACAAGGTTTGGCACATTCTCTTCCTATTAGGCGATACGAATAATTGCAGTTGCTGCCGCAGGAGCCGGGAATTGAATCTGAAAGTCACCGGAACTCACTTGCTGGTTTCCACCAAAATTCAACACAGCACAAGCGGGATCACCAGCAGCACTGTCGTTATAAATAATCGCACCGGAGGTGGTAAACGTCGCACCGCTCCATGTCGTGTTATCAAAGTCACAAACAGCAGTCGTGCCGTCTGCAACCGGCGTAACTGATGTCAACGTGTTGCCACCCGTGGTGTAACCGTTTCCATTAGACAACTCATCCGAATTGCCCGTCAGATTGGTGTAGCTAGTCGTAGCTGCGCCGTAAGTTCCTGTAATAGATGCCGTAGCCTTGCCAAGAGCAATCTTGAAGGTGTTTCCAGTAGAGGCTGTGAAATTGTGTACCGCCTTCAGGATTTCCACCTTGAACGAGGTCGGCATTGCTGTAGTAAATCCGGGCATGTTAATTCTCCAAAAGTTTTACCAATTCAGGGTGCCCCGCTTCACGAAGGCGATTTGCCAGTGTGGTGTTATGCGAGGCAACTGCCTGACGCATATACCGCACCAATACTGCTCGGATCTGGCTCTTGAACGCTTCCGCTTGGTCTCGGATAACGGGATGAGAGCTTTCCCCAACATAAACAATTTTCTCTAGCGCCATTTCTGCGACTTCCTCTGGAGTAAACCCTCGACCAGAGACTGAAACAGCCTTGATTTCTCCCAAAAGAACGCCACCAGAGCTAGAGATCATAATTAATATGTACTTCTTATTAATGCTTCCGTTGCGGTATTCGGAGGCATGGTTATCAAAAAGGTCGTCGTGGATGTCTTGTCAGACCCAAAATCAAGCACCGCTATCGACTTGTTGCCCTTGCTTGCGTTGTAAATCAATGCACATCTAGCCGTTATAACCCCTGTCCAAGACACATCTGGGAAATCTACGTATGCCGTTGTCCCAGAAGAAGACACAGAAACAGGAGAAAGGACAGATCCCCCTGCCACGTAATTGCCCCCACTTGCCTCGTTTGATGCCGTATAAACAGTCGTATCTGCGTTTAAATTTGCATCCGCTGTGTATAAGGCTATCTTTATGGTGTCAGTTGTCAAGTCATGAACGCCCTTGTACAACTCTTCCTTAAAGCTTGTGGTCTGTGTCTGGACGATGCTCATTAATTCACCTGCAATCTGACCTGACCATCACGATAAGCATCCATACGTTGTTTGCCATCTCCCAGATTCTTGAGCAGAGCAATGGACTGTGTATAACGATCCTCGTACAACCCTCTGTCTTCAGGCAGAACTTTCATATATGTCAACGCTTCCAGCATTGTGGCATTGAACAGGGCTGAGTCAAAGTTGTCTCCAAGCCAAGTCGTGCCAGATGCGTTGGTTACATTCCCAACGGTTACTGAAAAACCTGAACCCAAGCCACCAATATCTGCTGCGCTTGCGCTTAGGACATCATTAACCACGTAATAACATCCACCGTCCACCAAGCTGACTGAGGTAATGACATTCCCGGAAATGATGATGTTGACCAGCGCACCGTACCCTGTGCCGTTGGTCAAAGGCACATTGAAGTAGGTTCCGTTTGCGTATCCCGTTCCAGCATTGGTAATAGACAAGGTTGAAATTGGGCTTTGAACAATCGAATCCGGGTAGTAGTAATAATGCAGTTCTGCCCCATAGTTGGCATCAGGGGTAGGACCAACGATGAATGTCAGTTCATTAACATTCGATGAGACAGGACCAAACAGGGCGTAGTGTTTTGGCTTGCCGGTGTCTGATGGACCGGGATATGCCTCGCGGATAAAGTTCACATCCTTGTTCAGCAAATAGGAGTAATCCCCGCCGCCATTGGGATAGATTGCTAGGGAGTACACAGAAAGGAAGTCTGTCGGGCATTGGAGGTACTTATTGCCTGACGTAAGTGTTCCCGTCACGTTCTTTCTCAGGTTTGCAATCTGCACCGTGTTGTAGATGCGCTGCTCTGCCTGACGTATGAACGTGTTTATGATTCGCGGGTTAGACGCATAGTCAAAATCGTTTTCCGCGTAATCCTGAACTGTGCTGACAAGGTCTGCGTAGTTCATTTATCACCCCATTGGACCACGCGCCATCACACCCTTGGTTGCTGCACCGGTGCCACGAATCTTGATGCCAGAGGTCTTGTCGGCTGGGTAGTTACCCTTGCTGATCGTGCCAACAGAAATGTCCATGTTGTCCATGACCTTCGCGCCGGACTCGGTATTGACCTTGGGCTTGGTTGCCTTACCAGACATATCATGGGGCGCGGCGTAGGTTTTAGCCTGACCGACTTCCTTGCCACCCATTTTGTGACTGAACTTAGCCATTATCGACCCCTTCCGGTAGAACGCTGGTTCATGGCACGAGCCAAATTACGCCCATATTTCTTCATTTCTGAGCTTGTCACGCCGCCTTTGCTCATTTTATGCATACGTTTTTCATGCGCCTTGACTTCCTTATCGGCGATCTTCTTAACTTCTGACTTATCCATGTTTGCTCCTTATGTCACACTTACAGTCGCGTTTCCTACCAGCGCCTTAGACACCAGATTATTTGGTGTCAAAACGGCATCGTAATTTCTAGAACCACCAACCGGATACCAGCCCCATTGAATATCCCGTGAGCCACCTGTGGGGTATCCGGCATCTCCACCATTCGGGGCATCCTGTAGACCGT